TTATTGCTCGTAACCGTCAGAAACACCCAGACAAAACCAAGCATTTCAACATGGTTTCAGCTTATTCCACGCCTGAAGGTTATAAATTCACATATAAAAGGTGGGAAAAAGACGCTGGAGAAGGATACAAGTACGTAATTGCACCTTCATCAAGCAATTGGAACCTTGATGAGACGTTTGTTAAGAACTTGCGAGACACTTATACACCTGAACAATGTATTGCTTATCTGGAAGGACAGTGGACAAACATCTTCACAGGCTCTGTATACAGTTATTTTGACAAGGAAAGACATAACACAAATCAAGTGTTACGCAAGAATGACGCAATTATTGCAGGCTGTGACTTTAATTACGGTGGAAGCTGTGTGTCTATATATAAAGGAATAACTGAGTGGTCGAATATGACAAAGAAGCAGAAGTCTGCAATGCCATCAAAGACTGCAATAAGGAAAGCGCAGAACAAAATGCTTGGTTTGGTAATGGTGGATGAGTTTGCCGCTCAAGATACAGAGCAAATGGCTATAACTCTTAAGGAAGATTACGCAGGACACGCAATAACGATATATCCTGACGCCACTGGAGACAAGGGAAGCAGCAACGCGGCACCTTCTGATATTGCAATATTGAAGAGAGCAGGCTTTCTTATAAAGGCAAAGTCAACAAATCCAAGGATTGTTGACAGAATAAACTCTTTACAACGTCTTTTATTTAATGATTTGTTCAAGATCAATACCAAAACGTGTCCCAAAACCACAGAGTCGTTACAAGAACACGCGTATTCTGAGATAACAGGCTTACCAGAGAAGTTTGCAGGAGCGGCAACAATTGATGACAGAAATGATTCAGCCGGATATCCACCTGCTTTCTTATTTCCAATAAAGAAGACAACCACAACAAGAAGGGACTTATAATCATGGGAAATGCTGCAGAGACAAAAGATGTTGGTATTGGAGTGGAAACGACTGTATCAAAGATGGAAGAGCCAAACGCAGTCAGTAAGCGCTCACGAAATATGGAAATTTGGCTGGAAAGAACACTCTTACCAAGAACTTTGACACAAGGAACATACGGAATGAAGCAGGCAGGCTCAGAGTTCTTGCCTCAACATTCCCTTGAATCCAACACTGCCTTTGCAAACCGCCTGCAAGGAGCAACGCTTCTTAACGCTTATATGAAGACAATTGCCTTTCTTGCAGGTCAAGTTTTCCAAACAGATGTAATATTTGATGAGTCTGTACCTGATGACGTCGAAGATTGGACAGCTTCAATTGATGCAAAAGGCAACGCCTTCAACGTGTTTGCGAAGCGTTTCTTTGTTTCTGGACTTGCAAAAGGCGTGAATCATATACTTATTGACGTTCCAAAGCGCCCAGAAGGAGCAAAGACAAAGGCAGATGACAAGAAATTTGGTATCAGGCCGTATTTCAAAGTCATAAGCCCTGAGGATATTCTTGGAACAGTGGAAGATGAAACTGGAAAAGTCGTTCTTGTACGTATTTTGGAAAGCGTTGCTGTAAGAAATGGACGTTTTGGCACCAAAATTATGAAGAGAATACGTATTCTTGAGGCTGGAAAGTGGGAAGTTGTGGAAGAAGCTCTGGACGGTTCAGTAACGAGCATTGATAAAGGTGAATTCAACACTGACGTTATACCTCTTGTGTCCTTTATTCCCTCTGAAGAGTGGACACCTGTAACTGGAGCGCCACCAATGGACGATCTTGCAGAGCTTAACAAGGCTCATTGGGTTTCTCAGGCGCATCAAACCAATATTCTCAATGTTGCGAGAGTTCCAATACTGTTTGGTAGGAAGATTGAACTTGAGAAAATGCCTGTTGGCGTGGCAACAATGGTTGTTTCTGATGACGAAGGCTCTGATATGAAGTATGTCGAGCATTCAGGTCAAGCAATTGCCGCTGGACAAGTGGATTTGACAGAGTTGGAAGCCAAAATGGCGTTGTACGGACTGCAACAACTTGTTCCAAGAGCTGGAAATATGACAGCAACTGAGAAAACGCTTACTTCACAGGAGGCAAACTCAAGTCTTGCCGAATGGGGCTTGGAATTACAAGCAACGTTGCAAAGAGCGTTTGAGATTGCTTGTGACATGATGGATATTGAGTTTCCAAAAGGAGGTTTGGAAGTCAACACGGACTTCTTTATTGGAATTGCAGACCCAAATCTGTTGGCAATGATCTTAAAAGCTCATGATCAAGGTATTCTCTCAGCTCAGGCTTGCTTTTCCGAGTTCAGAAGAAGAGCTGTTCTTGATGAGCATCTTAACTGGGAAGACATGGCGGCAGATTTGGAACAAGAAAATCGTGAGAAGTTGGCCGCAATGCAAGGCTTTGACGACATGAGCGGTGACAAAGGCAAAGGTGAAGGCTCAGAATGAAGACGTTAAGAAGTAATCTGTATTATTTCATACGTTTGATTGACCAAAAGAAGAAACTGGAAGCTTTTGAACGGGTTGCTGTTGCTCTTTTGCTGAAGAAAGTACGCGCTTTCACAAAAAGGCGGACGTTATTGAGCAAGAGAGCAACACTTTCTGAGCTTAATAAGCTGGTAAAGGTGTTGGAAAGGAACGTGGCAAAGGCAACTGCAAAAGTTGGTCATTACGCTTATAAAGACACCAATGAGTTTGTCAGTTATGGAAATCTTCTTACAGAGTACAAGAAGGTGTCAATGTCAGAGAAACAGCTTTTGGCTCTGGCAAAGACAGTCACAATTGCAAATAGTCGTCTGGAATCTTGGATTGGAAACGCAATTATAAGCCCTCAACTGCTTAAAGACATGAATGAATTGAAGGAGAAAGGCGTTGGTTATAAGAAAGCAGTAAGAGAACTTGTTAAGACACACCTTAATCATCACACAACCAAGGCGGATATTGAGACAGTCGCTATAAGTTATATGCAGTCTGTCAGTGCAAAAGCTCACAAAGACATATTCAAAGCCAATAAGAAAGTACTTAAAGGTTATGAATGGTCAGCAATAATGGAGAACGGCAATGTTGAAACTGGCAGAGGCACTTGCCCGCGTTGTTCAGCGCTTGATGGAAGCTTCTCTTCTGAATTGGATTCTCTTCCAACTTGCCCTCTTCATCCTCGTTGTCGGTGTATTATACGTCCAGTTCCATTAAGTTGGCATGAGCTTCTTGGTATTTCCAAAGATGAAGAGGAAAATATTAAGGACGAAACCAATAAACTTCTCAAGAAACACGGCTTCAAACCCACAGGTGAACACTGGGCTTATAACAGAGTGCATAAAAGACGTGGAGACAAACAGAAATCTCTTGTTACTGAGAAGGGCGGTTATAGAAGTATCAAGAGCAAAGAGCGTCTTGGACTCAATGAATCGTACGCTAATTGGTGGAAAAGCAAAGGAAAGCGTTGGCAGAACAACGCAATTGGGCGTACAAGAGCCAATTTGGTAAGAGAAGGTAACGTATCTTTCAAGAAACTTGTTGATAAAGAAGGGAACTTAATACCTTTGGATGAGCTGAAGGTGACACAGAAAGCGCTCTTACAGGCGCGCAGAAGGAGAACATAATGGAATACGTATTAACAGAAGCAGGGAACATTAAGATTGGAGCCGCTGGAAAGCCTTTGGTAAAGGACGGTGACAAGGAATTTGAGGTTGATGCAATTGGTGCCAATGAGAAAATCACCTCTCTTGTGACAGAATCAAATGACAGAAGGAAGAAAATTGGTGACCTTACCACAGAAATTGATGCCCTCAAAGCAACCAACGGCGAATTGACAACGAAAGTGGATTCCATCGATGACAAGAACAAAGTGGAAATTGAGACTTTGACCAACAATATCAATAAAATTTGGGAAGAGAAGGCGCAGACTTGGGAAACAGAGAAGAAAGAACTTAATGGAAGCCTGTTCAATGCCACAACTGGAGCCAAATTTGCAACTTCAAAAGTGGCCGCAAAGCTCGTTTTACCTCCAGATATTGCCTTGGCAACGTTTGGAAAATCCTTTAAACCTGATGGAACTGCTGTTGATTCTGCTGGAAACGTATTATTGTCCAGAGAGAACGCTGGAAAACCTGCTGAATTTGACGAAGCATTATCGATGCTTATTGATGCTTACCCAAACAAAGACGCAATATTGAAATCAGAAGCTGGTGGCGGAGGAGGTCACACCGCTGGAGGTGGAAATGGAGGCAGTGGAGAAGACTTGTCTGCAAAAGACAATATCAAAGAAGGTCTTGCCGCTCTTTCCAAATAAACGTACCAAAACGCTCAGAGGTTTTCAGGAAACAACCCTCGTAACTCTTTGGAATCGTAAGCGATAATAACGCTTGACTTTCCTGAAAATCTGAGATAAAATGCTTATTTATAAGTTACTGGTATACGCTTCATACCTGAACAGGGTGGGCTTATACAAATGTGTGAGCTTGGTTGCTGAACAGTTACTGAGCGTTTCGTTGAACAACGGCACCATATAATCGTATACACTCACCGTATATATTATATGGTGCCGTTCTTATTTTAACTCAGGAGATTTTCAAATGCCTAGTATGACACTCGCAGAATTCATTCTCAGAACCCGTGACCAGCTTGTAAAAGGTGTGGCCGAGGAAATTATTACAACCAACCCAATGTACCTCTTAATGCCTTGGAATGGTTATGCAGGATCAGGAATCACCGTCAACAAAGAGAAGGTTCTTGGTGACGCTGACTTTTATGGCCTTGGTGACACAATTGCCGCAAAAGCCCCAAGTGAAGTTTCACCACTTCTGTACCGTGCCACTCGTATAATTGGTGATGCAGAGCTTGATGGTCTCCAGCTTGCTGAGTCTGGTTCAGACATTAACGATTTGATGGCAATGGAAGTTTCCAGCAAATCCAAATCTGTTGGACGTAAGATTCAGGAAGGAATGGCAACTGGTGACGGCGCTGATCCTCATATGAACTCTCTGCACTCAATGGTTGATTCAGGTCAGTACGTGAAAGCAGGCGGTGGTGACATCTTTGATGATCTTGACGCGCTTACTCAGAAAGTACTTTCCAAAGACGGTCAAGTTGATTGGATTCAGGTGTCTGGAACTCAGGCACTTAAGATTCGTACAGCTTACCGCAAGCTTGGTGGCGTACCAATGATGGAAGTGAAATCTGGAAATCGTACTTTCCAAGTAATGGAATTCAACGGTATTCCTGTCTTCACAAACAACTGGCTTTCAACCAAAGAGACCACAGGCGGAGCCGCCCTTACAGGTGGTGCTTTCTCTTCTGCTTTCGCCGGAAACTTTGACGACGGTACCAACAAAGTTGGCGTTGCAATGATTCACCCAATGGCCACAGCAATGGGAATATCGGTTCAACCAATCGGTAATATGGAAACCAAAGACCAATCCATTTTCCGTGTTAAGTCTTATTGCAACTTTGCAAGTTTCAATAAGCTTGGTGTTGCGCGCCTTACTGACCTCGCCAAGTAATAAAGAGTTCTCCCTGCACCACAGACCGCTCATCACCCACAGGTGAGCGGTCTTTTCTTAATTATAAACACAGGAAATCAATATGTCAACAAAAGCAGAATTGGAAGAAAAGCTCGACAAGCTTGGTGAATTGGTATCAGAGCTTAACGCTGAGATAAGAGATAAAGACACTGAGATTGCCGAGCTTACTGATGAAGTTGAAGCTCTTGGAGGCGAAGTAACACCTTCAATTGCAAAAGAGCCAACTGTACGCTTGTACTGGAATGGAACGTATGAAACAATTGACGGTTCCCCTGTAACTGCCTTTGGTCACGAGCTTCAGGAAGACGAAGACGGTGTTATCTTTGCAGATGTCCCAGAGTCAGAAATGGAGGCGTTATTGGATCGTCCCAATAGTCTTTTCTCTGAAGACGCTGTTGTTGAAGACGAAGCTGACGTTACACCTGAAGAAGAGGAAACAGTTGAGGATTAAAAGAGTTTGCAGAACCAGAACCAGAAAGCTTGGTACTGGGACTTGCAGGTCACGGCCTGTAGGGTGCAGAAATCACACAGGGATTGCTGGAAGGCGATTGTCAGGTGGAGCTGTTACGCCTCCAGCAGTTCCTGTTGTGCTCTCATCCACCATTGATCCCACCAATCCTGATGGAATCGTTGTTCAGTTCGACCAGCAAATGACGCTGACCTGTGATATCAAAGACCAAATAAATGTTATTGTTGATGGTGCCGCGCCCATTCACCCATTGACAGTTGTCCACGATGTGTCTGATCCTGCCATATGGGCTTTGACTTTCCCAACAGACTTTGTTGCAGGACAGGTTATTACTTGGGCTTATGATGATCAGGCCGCTTGTGATTGGCAATCTCTTGCCAGTGGTATTGAGATTGATAACCAGACATACGGCGTTACGAATAACGCTGGAGTTGCTGTTCCTGCTGTGGTGTCTTCGGTCATTGCCGCAAACAACCCGCACAGAATTTTGGTGGAGTGGTCTGAAGACATGCAGGCTGAGCCAAACGCTCATTTTGGAATTGCCATTGTTATTGATGGAGCATCACCAATTATTCCCTCGGCTCTTACAGTAACTGGAAAATACATTGCAATGGCAATGCCTGTACCGCCTGCTCCAATCACGAATGGTCAGGTGGTTTCTTGGTCATACAACAAGAACAATCCTGATGAGAAGATCAGCGGAAAGGCAACAGGACAGGAACCTTATAAGAAAAGCCATGATGTAGTAAATAATGTCCCTGTCGTGGTATCTTCTGACAATGTTCTTGATGGAACGGATAACATTGTTGATGGAACTGACAATATAATCAATTAAGGAATACCAATGTCGGAATTTAAAAAGTACAAAAGAAAAGGTCTCTCGGAAATGAGGCCTTATATTAAAGGGGAAAATACAGCAAATATCTCAATTGCAGATGTAGACGATCCTGAAAATGACATGGGAATGGTGGCTAGAAACCCGAAAAACCATGCTGACCAATGGTACGTAGCCAGAAAATACTTTGAGGATAATCTGGAACTTGTAAAATAAAGGAAAACCAATGCCTGATAAACAATTACTTGCCGCTCTTCATGAGCAACCAAAGATTGACCAACTGAAGGCTGACCTTTCAGCATTCTTTGCCCCAATATCCTCAAGTGACGAGGCCGAGCAGGGAACAAATACAGCGGAAATACCCGCCGCTGGCACACTGCTTACAAGAGGTGAATGCATGAAGGGCTTCAGAGTATTAAACAAAGATTGGACACAAGATACAGTGTTCTTTATAAAAGGAATGCTCGACCACGGATTTGTTATGGTGCTTGTAAAATATGCCGCTGGTGATGCTGTTGATCAAGATACAGCAGGACAATTCTGGGTACGAAGGTTGAGGCTTGCGACATAATGGCTGTTACAATAAACACAGATTCTTATATAACGGTTGCTGAAGCTGACTTATATTTTCTCAACAAAGTAAACGCTGATGTCTGGGACGCTCTTGATCCCGCAATGAAAGAGAAGCTGCTTATATCCGGCGCTCAGCAACTCGATATTATGTGTCTGTGGAATGGAAAGAAGATTTCATCAACACAGGCAATGGAGTTTCCAAGAACTCACGCTGACCCTGTTCCTGTAAGCATTAAGAATGCTCAAGCTGAGATTGCTCTTATTATGAGCAACCAAGGCAGTTCTTCTGGAGCTTCTGCTGGTGGCGGTGATCCTCTCACTGAATTGAAGGCTGGGTCAGTGACGCTGAAGTTTGATACCAGCAAAGCTTCCACGACCAAGAGCAATCCTTATGCGACTCCTCTTATCTCACGCTGGTTATCTGCTTATGGGAGCTGTGCTTTTGGAACAACCCGCCTGATACCAATGGAGCTTCAGTAAGATGGCTTTCAGTGCCCCTGCAACCCTTCAGGACAAGTGGCCGATGCTCGTAAAATACGGCCTTACCAAAAAGGTTGTATATCAGGAAATGGGGGAATCAGTCAGAACGGCTAATGGAGTTGACACCATCATAATGAGTTCCACCAATATTGATGCTGTTCTTGACAATACATCAAAATTTGCTTGGCTTTTGAGGGACGACATAACAATTATGAACATTGATAAAGTTGCTATATTCCCAGCTTTGGCATTGTCTGTGGTGCCAAAAGTAGATGACAGAATTGTTATGTCTGACCTCATTCAATGGAAAGTCAAAGGAGTTTGTCCTGATCCTGCTGACGCTCATTTTGAGCTTTGGATTAGACCAATAACCAGTACATGAAAAGAGTGCATAGTCCACACGAGCTTTCAAAGGAATTAATAAGACTTGGCGACCTCACTGAGGACAAGTTTGGTGATGTTCTCAGCGTTCTTGCAATGAAAGGTTATAATGAGCTTGTCACAAGATCAGGTGAAGACACTGGTTTTCTAAGGAGTAACTGGGACGTAACCGTATCTTCACCTGCAACAGGAACGCTGAACAATCCTTACAAGTCTGGAACCTTGGTGGTACAAGGCAAGCCTTACCCAAATCCTGCTGTTGACGCTGGTGATGCTGTGACCTTGTACAACAATACTGAGTACGCTTTATATCTTGAAACTGGAACATCAAACATGGAAGCTCAACCGATGATCAGACCTACAATAATTGTTCTGGAAGTTGAAGCAAGAATGCTTGCTGACAGACTGAGCAGAAAGAGGATTGGTTAATGATTCAGGAAGTAAACGCAATTGTAAACGGCCTGCTGACACAGCGCTGGCATACCACGCCGATTGCTTGGGACAATATTGATTACGTCCCAAAGAGAGGAACCGCATTTATCAGACCTCGGCTGTATGTTCCTTCTCATGAGCGGGTTGCAATGGGCTTCAGATTCAGAGCTTCTGGATATGTTTCAATTGACATCTTTGTACCAAAGAACACAGACACTGATACAATTTCAGGTTACGCTGATGAATTGTTTGATATATTCGTGGTCAATAACAACAACGATTACACCGTGTTTCATGCACCGACTGTTATGAGAATGCCTCAAGAAAAGGAGTGGTACAGCCTGTCTGTGACAATTCCATTTACATATGACACTTGTCTTTAAATAAAGGAGAAAATATAATGAGCGCAACAGGAGCCAATACTTATCTGGCAATGATTAAACAAGACCCTGCCACACCTGATGTAATGCCCGCAACACCTGCACTGACCTACCTTAATTGGGCTGAGATGGATGTGGGAGCAGATATCACCACAAGCAAATCCAATAATGTTCAGGGCACTCGCAGATTGACTGATATTACAATAACAGGCTTTTCTGTTGGTGGCGGTATTCAGGCTGAAATGATGTACCAGTTCTCGCCCAATGATGAACTGATGCTCGCCGCAATTATGTGTGAAAAGTTCACAGCTGATGTTGCCAAAGATGGGGACTTTGTACAGCCGTTCTACTTTGAGAAAGGACACCGTGATATTAAGCAGTACTTCAAATACTTTGGAATGGCTGTTGATACGTGGACAATGGAATATAAAGACTCTTCCATGGTCGAGTGCTCCTTTGGTTTTGTTGGTCTCAAAGAAGACGCTGATGACAAACCCAGTGTTGGAGCTACCTACGTTGCCGCTACAGACAATCCAGTGTTTTCCACCATTACCAATATATCAGATATCAAGATCGATGGTGTTGCAACCGGCAAGTGTGAAGTGAAAGAGTTCACGGTTGAGGTGAATAACAACATAACTGGGAAAACCGGAGTTGGTGTTCTTGGAGCCTGTGAAACGAATGCCCACAAGATTGATATTGGCGGTAAGTTCACTGCTTATTTCACTGACCTTGTACTGTACAACAAGCTTCTGGCAGGAACACCATTCTCTTTTGAGTGGACTGTTAAAGATGCCAACGGCAATGGTTACACCTTTCTGCTTCCCAAATGCAAGTTGGAGTCGGACAAAATGCCTGTAAAGGGAAGTGAAGACATTCTTACTGATGCTCAGTTCGTGGCCTTGGGTGATGCCACTGCTGACTGTGCGATACAAATAACAAATATTCACCCATAATCTTAACACACAGACAATATTATGGACTTATCAAAAGCTTATGCAGTTGACAAAGAGGCCGCACTTGATGGTAAATGGTTGGTAACAAGAGCAGGATTTAAAGTGAAGATTGCCAAAGCTGGCAACCAGAACTTTATGAATGAGGTTATAAAGCTTCAAAAGCCTGTTCTTGGCCTCTTACGCTCAACGATGGACTCTTCAGACCTTCTTGACGACATAACCGCTGAAGCAATGGCAAAGGCCGTTCTGCTTGACTGGGAAGCTGAGAATGAAGGAGAACCCTTTCCTTACTCTTGGGAAGCTGGAAAGGCCGCTCTTCTGGAATATGAAGACTTCAGAGAAGATATTTCAGCGTTGTCAGACAATCGTAATAACTTTAAGCCAGAGGAAGTTGCGGAAAAGTAAAGGCGGTTATTTCTTGGTATTCAGAACACGGGGACAATCTGGAATGGTATTCCAGAATGGCCACAAAGGGAGTGAAAGTAAAAGCCTTTGATACACTCCCTGAGACCTGTGAGGCTGAAGACTTCTTTATTGAGGTATATTCCATATGCGGCAACTCTATAACTGATATAATCTCTTATTGCAGACTGCTTGGTTTAAGCAGAGAAGACATAACCGACACAATAAAGGTAATTAAGCAATGCCAGTAATTGAACTGAAACTTGATTCTTCTGGAGCCGTAACAGGCATAAAGAATTATGAGAAGGCCGTTAAAAGAGCAGAGAGGAACACTGAATCCTCTTTTGCCAAGATGCGTTCTTCTGTCAATAAGCTTGGTCTTGCCGCCGCTGTTGGGTTTGCCGCTGTAACCGCCACAATTGTTCCACTTATAAAATCTGCCTTATCAGCCGCTTCATCAATGAATGAAACGCAGGGTATTTTTGATAAGGCCTTTGCTGGAATGACGGATCAGGCAAACGCTTGGTCAAAGGATTTGCGGGACAATTATCATTTGTCTGAACAAGCTTCCAAGGAGTATCTGGGGGGCTTAAAGCTGGTCATCAGCGGAATGGGAGTTACCGGTGATAAGGCCGGTGAGATGTCCGCCGCCTTGGTAAAGACAGGCGCTGAGCTTGCCGCCGCCTTTAACAGGAAGACAGTGGATGTTGTTCGCGATATTCGTTCTGCTCTTAGTGGCAGTATGGAGACGATGGATAAGTACGCTGTAGTTGTCCGTCAGGCTGAAGTCAACCAAAAGGCTCTGGACATGGAGTTGGCCAAAACCACTAAAGAGATTACTCAAGCAGACCGAGCAACCGCAATGTTTCAGTTGATCATGGAGCGTACCGCCACTACCACTGGAACTGTGAAAGATGAGTTCAACGGCTGGGCGGGACAAATTGCAGAGAATGAAAAGCTTATTGGTGATTTAAGAACCGCCATTGGTCAGAGGCTCATGCCTGTGTTTCTTCCCTTGCTTCAGAATTTCAATGAGTGGTTGGCTGTCACAGGAAGAGTGGAACAAGCCTCAAAGATTCTTGTAAATACGATTGATTTTCTTGCGGACGGTTTCAGAGGTGTGACAATTGTTGCAAAAGGCTTAATTGTTGGCGTTGGAATGTTGGCGAAAGCTTTCACTCTTACATTAACACCTCTTAATCTTGTTCTGAAAGGCTTGAAAAAGCTTGGGGCGATTGATTCAAATCCTCTTGCAAATCTCACCAAAGGAGTTGATGATTTTGTTGCCTCTGCTCTTGAGAATCTGAACAAGGAACTGGACAACGCTGTAGTGAAATCTGGAAGCTTTGCCCGTGAGTTTGAGAAGACAAAAGAATCCGTTGATAAAGCCAAAGACTCAGTTAAGAAAGCAGGAGAAGACATTTCTGATCTTGGAGACAAGGCAAAAGAAGCCTCTGATAAAGTAAAGGTTCTTGGAACTGAGTATGTAACTGTTAACGGACAGTTAAGCCAGTTCACCTTAACCGCCGGTAAGGCGGCAGAGGCTGTTGAGGATATCGGAAAGAAAGGGGTTCCAGCCGCAAAGAATACAGAGGTTGCAGAGAAGAATCTTAAAGCCGCTGTGGATCAAGTAACGCAGAGTGCAAACAAATCAGTTACTGCTCTCGATCAACAGGCCGCAAGTGCTGAGAAAGTAGCAAACGCTGTAGCAAAGATTTCCAGAACAAAGGAAGGAAGTTATAAAGCATCAGGCGCATGGTCAGGCGGGAGTGGTAAAGGAACTTCTGGCACTGGGTACTTCAAATCAAACGCTGAAAAGCAACAGTACAATCGGCTCACCCCTGCTGGAAGAGGAAACGATTATTTCAAGCGGTACGGGAAGTATGGTAAGCGTGGTGCTGGAGCAAATGCTTATCTTGACGTGATGGACAGACAACATGAAAATGCAATGAATGTAATGGGGAAATCCTCCACCAATATATTTAATTTCAATCAACAAGTATCAAGATCAGACGTGGTCAATATATCCAATCTGATGAAAAGAAATGAGGTGAGAGCGTGAAATTTGAACTTGGAACAAAGACCGTAACGCTGGACAGTCCTGCTCAATATCCTTATAAGCAAAACACCTCCTTGGCACAAGCAAAAGAGCAATCGTCCACAGGCGTCACTCATGTTGAGGATTTCCAGTTAAAGAACGGAACCTTCACTTATATCTTTAATGATATGAGTGATAACGATCATGCCAAATTGCTGGACTTCTTTGTCAACGATGCGGTCGGGATGTTCCATAAATATTATTTGACTGATGATATTGGAGTCCGGCGTTTGATGCGCTTCACTTCTCCTGACTTTGACTTTGAGACTGACTTTAAAGGGCTTTGGCAGGGTCAATTTTCTGCTGAAGAGCAAATATAATGCTGAAGAACTTACCACAGGACTTCCTTGATAATCTTCTGAAGAAGGAAAGAAAGCCTGTACAGCTTTGTACCTTTACAATCGCTGGAAAGCATTATTTTCTTTCTGATATTGACATAATTGTTGACAGTAAGCGTTACAAGCCTTGGGTTGAGTCTTGGGGTGAGTTGGTTGACAACTCCAGTATTGAATCTTTATTTGGTGGGCAGACGATTGGCTTCAGGACTTGTAACCTTGCAATTATAAAGAGTGCGGAAACATCAGCTTTCATAAACGCCCTGTTCAATAACGGTGTGGAAAACACAAAGGTGTCCCTGTATCAGTGGTTTGTTGGTATGAGCGGTGCGCCAGTTCTGATTGATACATTCGTTGTGCAAGACCCGATTTCATTATCTGAAAGATCAATGTTATTGGAGTTGGAACTTGTATCACCATTGGCCGCTGGAGACAGAAGGCTTTATCCTGTTAAGGAAATGGAAGAGTTGTACCCTGTTGTGGTGGGACAAGCTTTCAATCTTCCTTTGATTGACATGAAGACAGGAGCATCAGCAACGCTGGGACAAGACCTCAAATACAATCAGACAGGCTGGGTTGCTTTTGATATTCATGAGAATATGCCCGCAACAGGAACGCTGATAATCGATGAAGAGAAGGTTCATTACTCGTCAAAGAGTGATAAGCAACTGAAGATTGATAAGCGTGGTGTGAGCGGAACTGTGAAGCGTCCTCATTCTCCAAATGCTCTTGCGGTTATTGTTGGAACCAAATTCAAATACGCCGTATGTTGTGGGGCGGTTGCTTCAATTGACCATATTAAGTCTGACGGTATTGCTGTAACTGGTGGGGTTCCTACAGTTACCACCAACCCTGCTTTCATAACTTTTGCTCAGTGGCCTCCAAATATCGGTATTTCTAACGGACGAACTCATACACCAACGCCTGTTGAGATTCCATTTCTTGATGAGAATCAGGCAACCTTTGAGGGTCTTATTGGATCTGGGATTCCTTTCTTTGGAACAGCGGCAACGATTACTTCAGGATTTGCTGGGAAATATGTACACAAGATTCCTGTTTCAAGTCAGGTAAATTCCTTGTACCAAGTAACAGCCAAAGTTCGTTACAGAGTTTATGGTCTTGCAGAAGGAACAAAGGTAAGGGTGATGTTTGGTTATTCAGACAGTTCCATTTTACCGACTTCCTTGAGCCACATTATTTCAATTTCTCAAACTGAGCTTACTCAGGATCAGGTTGCAATTTGTGAAGTTCAAATCAACTGTGGAAAATTAAGTTACAATCAGCTTCAAAACTACACTGGAACAAACTGGCATTTTCATATGTCTTTTGAAATATTTGGTGATGGAACAAACCCACCCAGCGCAACAGTGATATTGTGGGAACCTCTTTTCATCGTTGATTACAGCGTTGTGGGGACACCACCAGCAATACCTCAAGAGAAGATCAGAACATTCGTAAACAATGTAACATGTCATGCAATTGCTTCTCATGGGAAGAACATCACGCCGCCTGCATTGATTAAGTATTTAATACAATCTTACTCAAACTCTGTGGTTGATAACGCTGATTTCACTACTGAAGATGCGCGGTACAAAGCAAAATATTATTTCCTTAATGGGATGTTTCCATCAGGAATTTATCTTCATGAGGCCATAAGAATTGTACTGAAAGAAGGTCTTGGAAGACTGCGTTACAATCAGGGCAAGATTCAGTTTATCAGTTACATTGACGATAATGACTCTCGTATTGATTACAACATGCATGAGGATAATGTTTACCTCAGAAGTAAGAATATTGAACATTATTCAACAGACAATATTATAAATAACGTAACGGTTTCTTATGGACTTCAGCAAGACACTGGAGCTTATGAAGGAGAAGTAACAAAAGCGGACTCTGCTTCAATATCAAAATTTGGACGCAAAGACGAAAGCAGAGAACTTGCCCTTGTTTCCACAAGCTCAGTTGCCACAAAGCATGTCGACCAAATGTTAAGGGTAATGAGCAAGTCCCCTGAAGTAATGTCCTTTGATACTTTCTTGAACGCTGGTTACAGACTTGAGAAAGGCGATAAGGTGTCTGTCAAAAGCTTTCTCAACAGCTCTCATACCATTACGGGCAATGTTCTTTCAATAACCAGAAAATTTGGACAAGGAAAGAATAATCAGATGAACGCTGTTCGGGTAATGCTCACCGGACTTTCTTACACCTTGACGTTGAATTTATCAGAGACAATCGTGGTTGATGGTCACCTCAAGCTTCCAAGGAATATCAGATTGCATGAATCAGTTATTGTTGATACCACAGATATTGCGTTCCCAAGGGATTTGGTATTGAGGCTTACAGAGAGCATTGTGGTTGACGAGAAAGTATATCACGGAATATTCAGAACCTTGACCATTCCAACAGAAACAGTTGTAGTTGACAGCGTATTGAACACAGGCCTTTGTCACGGTTATGGAGACTGTGGTTATGGGGTTTCACCTTATGGAGAATAAAATATGAAGACAGGATTTGAAATAAAAGGCGCTGTAACTTTGAGCGTTGAAAGAGCTGATGGAAGCGTTGTAAGCGCCACCACGAAGAACTTGGCAACTGACTGGGGGTTACAACAGATTGCAACCTTTATTGCAGGAGGAGCGGCTCCAAAGCCTCTTTTCACCAATCTTGCAATGGGCGATGACAACACCGCCCCTGCTGAGACGCAGACAGCATTGGTTCATGAGACCGAAAGACATGTTGCGACTGTTACACACCTCACAGGAACTGATTCTCATAAAGTTGAGGTGAAGGTTTCTCATGCTCTTGGATCAATAACAGGAACCTTTAAAGAAGCAGGGTTGTTTGACGCAGGTACAGGTGGAAATATGTTTAACCGCTCAGTCTTTGCTGACTTTCCTGTAACGGTCTCAGACACGCTGACTGTAATTTGGCTTATTGAAGTCAAGAACATATAAGGAGACAGACAATGGCTTCAAATACTCCAAATATGGGATTGGCAAGGCCTGATCATAAAGCCGCAAGATGGGATTTGCCACTCAATGCAAACTTTGATCTTATTGACAACTTTTATAAGAAGTCAGAAGATGCAGACGCCGCATTAACTCTTTCTGTCGCCCCTGCTGTCAAGCTCGCGGCTGATATGAGTGTGGACGCAAATCATGTAATTTCTGCTCCAAACGCAGATAAAGCGAATATTGTCAACCCAAAGGATTTGGTTACAAAAGAAGTGTTGGATAACCAAACAGGGGCGAATGGGGCTGTTTACGCATCCGCCAGAACTTTTACAAGGGTAATCCCAAATGACTTAATGGCAGATACAGATTTCGTAATTTATGATTACGGCGGCACTTCAAATTCTTCAGGACTTACCTTTGATCCACATGCGGGTACAATTATCATCTTGAAGGACGCGCCTTTTCGGATTTCCTTACTTGCAGGCTTTTATTATGCGGCAACCACAGTGGAAGGCTTCCTGTGGATAAAGCCGATGAAAGGTGGAACACAGCAAATTGGAAGAATGGGGAACAGAATAAACAAAGGCAGTAAAGGAGTGGTCGCAACATTTGACCAAGTACATGAGTTAAAAGATGGTGATACAATAAGCTTTCATCTCGTGAATCAGGGGGTACAATTAAACTCAATTCGTTTAATGAGCTTTACTTTAATGTTTTCTGAACTGAGATGAACCCCGTCACAAAGAAGACGCTTACAGAGGCGGTTATTAAGCTTTATGTATTTGCAATATGTTTGATGCTCTTCATTCTTTATATAAGTACTGAAGCCTGTACACCGGCAATTGTGGCAGAGGAAGGAATCATCGTTGAACATATTCTTGCGAAAGTAATCGTTTACGAAATTGCCCATTACGGGAGAGATTGATGAAATACATCACACTGATTGTCTTACTGCTTGCTTTTTCCTTTTCTGCATTTGCCACTCCAATTGAGACTCAGGAAGACAATGAACCAGAGGCGGCAAAGAAGACGAACACTGGAATAACAACAATTACCAAAGCAAAGAAGACAAGAGTGTACGCCTTCACCAATAAGACCACGGATTATACAAAGCTGGCGGCTTCTTTGAAGAGGATCACAAAGCTTGAGAAAGAGGTCTCAAGACTCAAGAAGGAAGTAAAGCTGTTGCGAAAGGGAGAGATTAATGAAACACTTAATGTCGATTGTTTTACTATTTGCTTTTTCACTGCAGGCCTTTGCTACGCCAATAAGACCACGGATTATACAAAGCTGGCGGCTTCTTTGAAGAGGATCACAAAGCTTGAGAAAGAGGTCTCAAGACTCAAGAAGGAAGTAAAGCTGTTGCGAAAGGGCAACTGATGGACGCTGATACAATTGACCAAATCAACGCTTATTTGGACGCTCTTGGATATCAGTTAAGGGATTCAATGATGAAACTTGTCCAACTTCAGAAGGTCATGAAAGAGTTGCAGGAGCAAATCAATACTGTAAGAACAGAAGAGCAAATACAACCGAAACATTAAAAGAGAATGCAAGGAACATGACACTGGCAAACCACAAGAATCTCTTGCCTAGTCGTCTATCAAAGTCTTCCTGCCTGTCAAGTGGATGTTCAGGCGGGTTCTCAGTTAAGTAACGGTGTATTTGCTTGTTGGTCATAATAAGTTATTCCTCCTTCTGCTAGCTCAGGAATTGAGCAGGAGTTATGGGGGCGCTGATTGTAATGCCAATGTACCAAGCGGCCACTGATGAAACTGTAAACCAAAATGCGATATGTAATTTCTGTGATAGGTTCATTTTATAAATCCTCTTCATGTAAAGTTTTATGGCTGTCCTGCATTCTTACAATACAGCCTTTTCTGTGAATAAACATTTGTCCAACTTCTGCAACATTGGTAAGCCAATGAACCAGCCCTGAATCAATCTCAGCGTGAATCGGGTAAAGAAAATCTGGTATAAAGTCAAGATCAGCCACCTTGCTTACATAAGCCATTTTCAATGACGCCGCCCCGCATAAAGATATTGGGAAGAACTGATTCTTCTTCCTTTTGTCTGTGTAGAAATAAATAAAGTTTTTCATTACATTCAAGCATTCTCCCTGATATTGTTAAGAGACATGTCAATAACAAGCTCCCTGAAAGACGCAAATTCAAGATAAGCGTCACTGCCTCTGTGTGAAAGCCGCCAAGCTTTCTCCTTCTTTGTGATTTCCAAGCCTTCCACAAAGTGTTGCTCCATAAGCTTCTCGGTACTTACTGTACCAAGCATTTCTTTCTTGAGACACATTGGAACAACATTATTGTCGCCGCAATTACATTTCATAAGTTCTCCTTTTCCCAAGTTCCAACAGGCCTTAACGACCTCACATCTTTTCTTTTCGGTTTCTTTGCTTCAATTGTTAAGGGTTTTGTTGCACGCCCATAATAATGAGGCTTAACAGGCATGAACAACTTGTCACAGTTTCCAGTACGTTTCCAAGTGTTCACTCTTGCTCTTGCGGTACTTTCAGTACAACCCGCACACTCAATAACCTCTGACAAGGTTACAAAGATGTCTCCAAAGAAATGAAGCTTTGTACGCATACTTATTCCCAAAGAACCTTTTATTGCCAAAGCCTTCACTTTTGTCAAAGGGTTTTTGCTGGAATTTATCACTTTACTGACATAACCTTCATGAAGACCGCACCGCCTGTCAAACTGGCTTGGAAGCAGAAGCGTACCCTCAAACTTGATACGCTTCTGCTTTCCATAAGAAACAAGCTCCAGATCCACATCACTCAAAGTATTGTAAGCTGTCATCTTCTTACTCTCCTGCCATGATGACGGTGGTTGTTGTCTTCAAGATAATCAGTGTAAGCATTATTTGCCCTGATGTATGAGTCTTCCACTCTTCGTTGCTGAATGTTCCTCATAACCTGAGAATAACATTGCTCAGCAAGACGAGGATTTTTGTTCCAACCAACTCTTGTTGGCGTACGTGTTTCGTACACACATTGGTCATAAATATTACGTTCTTGATTCGTCATTGCTTGAGCGGCTGTTGTAAACAACATCCAGAAGCCAGTGATGAAAGCGGCAAGAATAACCATCAGTGCAAATAAAAGTATTCTCCTGCTTCTTCTCATGTCTCTTTGATGTTTCTCAAGCAGTATTTGTTTCTTGAATCTGTTATTGTTCGGTCGCATTTTCAACTCCTTTAAGACTTTCTTCTGTTAACATTTGACGCATGAGTAACTTCTCAACTTGGTAAATCATTTCGTCAACGTCTCTCTCATCTTCAACAGTGAATACTTGTTCAATTGCTTCCAGCAGTCCTTTCTTGTCTTTTTGCGTGTCTGCAAGAATCATTAATTGTATAAGGCGAACTTTCTTGTCGTTTAAATTCATTTTGATTCCTTAATTATGAAGACTGTTGTAAGCTTTGACTTGATTACTTGCGCAATAATCCACCATTGCAAAATCAAACAGTCCGTTATCTCTCCACTTTGACATACAAGAGCCAAGAATCTCTTCGTAAACACTGCTTCCAGCGTTGACAGAGTGTCTTTCACTCAGGTCATTATAAGCTGTTTCCTGCTTGTCAATGCAGTAATTGACCATTTTATAATCCGTTCCCCACTTGTTCATGCAGAGTGCCCGAATATTCTGGTTAACATCAATCTCAACTGCTTGTGAACTCTCAGTAACAACAGAAGCTCCAGAGTTTTCCCAATTACCTGTGTCGTGATTGAAGTACATTTCAGCTTGAGCTGAAGTTGTAACCAAGAAAGAAAGCACCGTAACAAGAAGTATTGTTTTTATTATTGAATTTATCATTTTATTGTCTCGATTAAAGTTAATTGACGCAGTGGTTTATTGTTACTTACGACCTTGAGCAACGCCTCTGGCGTGGAAGCCTCTGAGGAAATCAAGGTAAGGATCACTGGTTTTGTCACTTTTCTTTGTTGTTCTCTTGGCTGTCTTATTTTGTTTGGTATCTTTCATTGTGCGCTCCATTAAAGTGTGTCAGAGTGTAAATCACTCGCTGACTGTCCTTTTACTTTCGTCATGATGGGTTCATTTGTCAAGTTTTATTTGCAAAATAAATGTAAATAATTGCTTTCCTTACACTGGCAAGGTTAATCAGCTTCTGCCCAATTCATTCCTGTGTGACAATCAACCAATAAAGGAACTGAAATATCAACTGCTGTCTCCATCACATGTTGTAACTCTTTTATTGCGTCTCTTCCTTCTGGGTTGTCCGTGTAAGATACGTCCATTTCATCGTGAACAGTGAGGTGCAAGTCAAGCGTGTCAAACAAACCTGCTTTCTCAGCGTCAACCATTCCTTTCTTCATAACATCAGCGGCACTGCCCTGAATAAGCCTGTTAAACATACTGTGAAGCTTTCTGCTTGGGTGTGTCCTTGCTTTGCGTCCCAACAATGTGAATATAAAGCCTCGTCTTTGCGCGGCCTTGGAAACCGAGTTTCTGAGACTCTTAACGTAAGGAGCGGCTCTGTGATAACTGGACATGAAAGCCTGAGCCTCGTCCATTGTCCAACCAAAGAGTTCAGCGGCTGTTGCAACTCCCATTCCGTAAGCTCCACCAAAGTTCAAGCGCTTGGCTGTACGTCTGTCAAATCCTGTAAGGTCGCAAATAATCTGATGCATGTCGGTTGTTGGGTCATTGTTGTAACGCGCTCTCAGCTCTTCAGCTTCTGAACCTGAAGCGTAATGCATCATAATTCTGTACTCAACCTGAGAGTAATCAAGTTTCGCCCACAATTTGCCCTCTTCTGGAATGAACAATTCCCGCAATACCTGACCTTTTATTTCATTGTCCCCTTCCCCGCCGTCTTCATCAATTGCTGAAACCTGTTGTAAGTTTGGCTTTGAAGCAGAAAATCTTCCTGCAACTGTTCCGTAATCATCAGCCCTTAACGGGTGAAACGTGCCGTACAACCTTCCATCAACCTCAAAGTCCAAATAAGGAAGAAAGAACATATTGATCATTGTGTCATAATGTCTGTACTCAGAGATTGTCTTGCAGATTGGAAAGAAAGCTGACATCTTTGAAAGTGCGGCCTTGTCAAGTTGCGGGTTTCCTTTCTTTCCGTCACGAATCATCTTCTCTGTTGGTGGTCTGAGAGGGTAAGGAATACCTTTATCATCAAACACAGAGGCCAACTGCTGTGATGAGTTGAGGTTTATTTCTCTTCCCGCCCAAGAAAAAATGTCTTTCTTAAGAGAATAATGCTTTTCAGTGAACGCTTGAACAGTTCTTCCCAGCTTCTTGATGTCCAACCTTACTCCATTACGCCTCATATGAAGCAGTGATGGAAGCAAATCCATTTCCATCTTGTACAAATCCCAGAGCTTTTCTCTTTCCAGCTTCTCTTTCTGCTTTGCAAATATCTCCAAAGGAAGTGTTACATCACCAATTACATATTCTGAGACGGTTTCAGAAGGCATTCTCCAAATGTGAGAAGCAGGATTTCCTTTCCAACCCATCATCTTTGTGTAATCTTTCAAAATATCTGTACGTTTCTCTTTATCAGAATACGTCTTTGCAAGCGCGTCAAGACCATAACGCCTTCTGTACTCGTCAAGAAGCGGTTCTGCTGTACAAATATCATGAACACCTTGAGATTTATTTATCGTGTAATTTTCATGTTCCAGCCACTCAAAGTCATAACCAATGTTCGTGCCAAGCTTTGGAGTGTGAGAATCAAGAAGCACTTGAATAACGCGCTTGTTTCTGTCCACGTCTTGAGCGTCTCTGTGATTTATTGGAAGGTAAGAAGCAATTCCTTCCCCTTCCACAACAGCTCCAAACCCCACGCCGCACACAAAGCCCTCACCTCTGTGTGTTCCAGCGCCGTGTGTACGTAAGTCTGGGTCTTTTGTTTCAATATCAACACATAACATATCAGAGTTGCAAAGCTTGCTTATTTGATTGTCTGTGAGCGTATTCACCTGCTTATCCCCAAACCTGAGTGAACGTGATGTTTGGCCAATGACTTTCTTCAATCTTATAAGGCTTCTCGTAGTAAACTTGCTTTATTCCAACAAGGTCAAGAAGCTTGGCACAAGCGTCACAACTGTTATGTGTCAAATACACGTTTACTTTGGAGAAATCAACAATTGTCCCGTTCTTTCTCAGCGTCTCAAGGCACCTCATTTCAGCGTGAACAGATGGACATTCATCACCGTAATATATGAAATTGTCATCGTCTCTGTAACAATGATCACACTCAACCACAGCTCCACCGTAACCTGTTACCAAAATCGTCTCAACGCCTTTGTCCTTATAAGTCATACAACAACCCACGTGCTTCTTGAAACACTTTGAAGTCTCTGATGCTTTCCAAGCGGCGTCCATGAAAGCGTTTCTCTTTGCAAGTACAAGTGTTGAGTCTTCTGCAAAGACCATGTTGGTAAGCTCTTTTATGTATTTCTCAACAAGACCTCTGTAAACTTCGTTGAAGTGTTTGGTTTCCATAAACTTTCCTGAACAATTCTTAACAAGTTCAAGCTTCTTTGCGTCTCTTTCATATGTATGAAGAGAGTTTGCGAAATGTGTATATGTACCAAGTGAAATCTTTGGGTACTTACTTGATAATATTGACACCAAAGCCTGTTGTATGAATATGAAGAAAGGAACGTCGTAAGGAAGACCAAAGTAAATATCACTTGACCTCATACAGGCGGTAAGATGAAGCCTGTCAGTACTGTCAATCCTTACTTTCAAGTACATTGTGCAAGGGTTGTCATTGCTTATATAAGCGTGAGAATCATTGTATAACGTCATAACAGCTTTCTTACTGCTTTTATTGTTTATTAAACAACGTAAAGCGTGCTCAAACTGAGTATTTCCTTGCTCATTTCTGTCGTGCAACAGGAGCTTTCCATAATTACTGTTGATTGTTTCGCCGTTATCCGAGCAATTGTTCCAAAATGAACTGCACTTAACAGCGTCAACCAACAAATCAGATCCTGACATATAAAAGGCAAACTCATCTGTGAGATAATTCAGTGATAAACTCCTGCAAACTGCACCGCACTGCTTTGGCAAAGTAATTATAAACTTCTCATCAAACAGCTCTGTGAGATTTTGACCTTTCCTGTTGGTACTTACAATACCGTTCTTTTCCAGTTTATGTACAAGAGCAACGTAAACTTCATTGAACGTAGGGTAACAAATCGTATTCATAATATATTTTCCTTATATAAAATATTTTGGGTTATAACAACGCTTACTCTTTGGAGCAATAATTGTCAGATTCTTCTTTGAACGTGTAACAGCAACATAAAGACATCTTAATTCTTCGTCTTCATGCCTCCACATGTTGTCATATACACGCTTTGACAAGTCGATTGCAACGTAAACATTGTCATTTTCTGAGCCTTTACAACTGTGAAAAGTCTCAAATTTTATTGCTTCTTTGGTAAAAGACTTGGTGGAAAGTACTTTCTCATAATATTTGGCCTTGAACTCAGACATATGAATAACACTTTTCCAATGCTTGTCCTTATTTACTTCCTTGAACTCTGTCTTTTGAACAAGAGTAAGCTCTTTTCCTCCTTTGCAATACGCTTCATACGCCGCAATTGCTTCCAAAGTTTTCATCTTGACACTGAGTTGTCCCTTTCTTGTGAACAACAAACCGCTTTCCATAATACAGTTAATAAGCTTATCAAGCAAGTAATTGGTTCTTGCCAGTACAAGTTCACCGCCTTTCCAATCAATGGTGTCAAAATCAGAGCAGATTGTAACTTCACCAACGCTTCCGTTATGTGTAAGCTTCTTTCTTTTCCTTACTGCAATGTCTTTTACAACTCTTTGAGACACATCAAACACTGCTTTTGGCAGTCTGAAGCTTTTGTTCAGCACCAAAGATTCTTTTGAGAAGTTAAGAAAGTTGTGAACATCAGCTCCTGACCACTCATATATTGCTTGATCGTCATCTCCAGCCGCGTAAACAACTTCTGCATCTTGGAACATCAGCTTGGCAACGTCCCATTGAAGAGGTGTTA